TTCAGCTAAACCAACACCAAAAAAAGAATATGGATTTAGTTCGTAAGGAACTGCCATGTAAGGTATTGTGGCAGGTTTGAAAGGATTAAGAACCATTCTTATTAACTTACCATTACTAATCCATATGTTAGCTTGTAGCTCATCATATTCTTTTAGTTCAGTGGGTATATCTACTTCATTTTCTTTAAGCATATCAACATCACACATACCCCAATATTCTAATACTTCAAATCTGTCTATGCCATGTTCAGGTGCGTAGTCAGATAAATCGTCTTCCCAATATTTTTTAGTGTAAGATTCACCTTGTTGTATAACTTCATCGATTACATTGCCACGAAAAAAAGGTCTCTTTTTTAATGCACGTAATTGTGTTCTTGACATTTTATGTCTTTCAATTACATATTGTGCTTCATCCATATTCGCAGCATCAGGGTCGGGATAAAAGTTCCACACAGATACATGAGAAGTTGATGGAACAGTTTTAAAGACAGGACTATATTCACCTTCTTCATCCCAATTTGGATATTCTTTATCTACAGCAAAAGGTCCTTTCATCACACCTGTACCAAACAGTGCCATTTCAAATGATGTGCTTCTTAATTGTTTACTCGCACCCGATTCCTGTAATTGGTCCATAATTTGCTTTTCCATATTCTTGGCAGCAACCATGGCAGGACTAAGTGTAATAGATGTAGGTGTTTTACCTACCCCTTCTTCCAAACCTTCAATTTGTTCCAACTTGTCTTTAAGAGGTCCAAGCCTGTCTTGAAGAGATTGTGCAGTAGCTCCTTTGGGTAACTCTTGACCATCACCTTCAAAACCATATGGAGAAGATAAAGAAGTTTCTCCTTTAAGTTGTTCAGGTTTATTGGGGTCAAAGTTAACATCCGCTGCGACACCTTCAGGTAAAACTGTTGGCTCAACGCTAATAGGAAACTTGTTACCTGCAAATAGTACATCAACAATTTGTCCATAAGCTGCGAGAGTTTTGGTTTTAGTGACTTTGATAAAAACTCTTGACTTTTCTGCTTCAGTAAATTGAACATCACTTCCATATAAACCCCTATAGTTTCTGTATGACCTTAACCAACGTTCCTCATCATTATACCTATAATCTTCAGCACGTTGATATCTTTCTTCGACAAAAGGAATAATACCACTTATTCCTGCATCATTGATTGTAGACTCTTCTGTATCTTCCAATACTATAGAATCATCTTCAAGTATTACTTCATCTTGTTCTGCCATATTAAATCCTTAATATCCAAATGTAGAATCTGCCATTGGCATACTACTACTAGGTCTACCCATTGGGTCATAGTCAAATATACTAAATCTAGGTCTTGACATTATCCCATATCTTAATGCATCATATAAATGGTCTTCTGAATGTGTATCTATGTCTTCTGGATTCTTTTTATCAATAGGTAATGCAGGTAGTTGTGCTACAATATTATTGCAAGTATTGAAAAAAACTAATCTTGGTTCTTCTGTAAACTCATCTATCTGTAATCGTCTATGTATTTCATTCTTACCTGATACACGACTTCCTTTACTTCTATCGGATGGTCTCCAACGACACCCCTTCATAATCATCTGTTCAGCCAAAGAAGGACCAGTATCGCCACGCTTGTGCCAAAGAGAGCTATCTAAAACTCCATACTTGATATTTCCATCACCTGCTTCTGCTTCCAATATCATATCTGCCAAATCTGTTGCAAGGACTTTGCTAACATATAGCTCTCTGTATACAATAATTTGTTCAGACGGTGATACAGCAAACCAAAGAACCCCACTATAAGAACCGTAGCCATAATCGCAAGCTCTAAACTTAACCCAATTACTAGGTATCCGAAAAGGCTCAATAGTGTGAATACTCCTATCAAACTCAGTAAAAGCAGCACCTTCCTTAATATCCCAATCGCCATCCAATAATTGCCTTCGTTGTTGTTCAGGTAATGATAAGAGCATGGCTTCATAATCCCCCTGCTTCGCAAGGTAAGGATTGTCTGATAATCGTGCAGGGATAAATCTCCTTTTAAATAATGCTCTTCCAGCCTTTTCATGTCCTGCCGGATATTTAAGGACTTCTCCTGTTTCGATGTCTGTTGCATCATATGCTCTTCCATAAGGCGATGGGTCAATAAACATTTTCTTTACCCAGTGATGACCTCTTCCACCCGGGTTAGTAGTTGCCCTCATATAAATAGGCAAATCAGGTGCAGTAGAACGAAGTCGTGACCTCATATAATTCCAAGCATAAGGAGTAGACCATTGTGTTAATTCATCAAATCCTATCCAACTAAATGCCAAACCTTGATAACGAAGTACATCATCATCTCGGTCTAGGTATGACATCCATAACCTTGCACCTGATGGTGCAACCCATTGCATCTTTCTTTCTGACCATTTAATCCCCGGATATACTTTAGGATATATTTCCTGAGATTTAAATATAAGTTCTCTAAGTTCTTCAGTCGTATGTCTTAATAACAATCCACTAAATGCAGGGTGACCCATATACCTTAAAGGGTCTGCAAGCATGGCATATGATTTGCCACCTCCTGCTGAACCACCATACAATACTTCTCTTTCACTAGCAGCTAAGAAATCTGTTTGAGGTCCTTCGTTAGGTTTGAATATTACATTGTGTGATTCTTCTAACGACTCAATTTTTTCTTCTACTTGTATGCTAGGAACTTCTACCTGCTTCTTTTTTTTGGCTTGCACCTGTTCTTGCTTCTTCGATTTCTTTCGCTTTGGTGATTGCCTTTTCTGCATACTCTGCCCACTTGCGTAAGCTTCTAGCTTTGTTTTTACGGTGTTGCTCATTATCCAATCTTTTTCTTAAACCTACGTGTGAAATATATCTATCAGTTTGTTTAGTTAGCCAATTAGCTACTTCACGATAAGAATACTGATTCACATATTTACGAGCCATTTCTAACTTATCTAGCTCATCAGGTATAGGGTCTAATAAATAAGAATCATCTTCATTTAGTTTATATCCGAATGGAATAGTTCTAGCTATACGAGGTATTTGTATCCATTCTGTTTCATCTTTTAAGTCTGTTGGTTGTGGTAGTTTCCATCTACCTATAGACCTAGCTGTCATCATCTTCCTGTATTACCTGTTTAGGTGGCATAAGAACAACCCCACCTGTAGCTTCAACTTGCATCTTTTCAGTTTTCACTAAACCTGTTCTATCTAATAATTCTTTAGCTGCTGCCATCTTATCTCTTATGCCTAATTCAGTAGGGTCATATAAACCACCCACCATAGCCATTGCAGCTTTAGGTGCATTCCTACTCATGTATAATTGAGTAGCTTCCATGATTTCATCTTTCATAGATTTTACAACTTCAGATGTATTGGACTTATCTGAGTAACCTGCTAACTTCTTAGCTGCTACTACATCACCACCTGCTTCATCAAATAAAACAGATAAAAATTTTTGCTGTCTTTCAGTTAGCTCTCTACTCATATTGCTACCTCTCTTCCAATCTGTCTATCAACTCGTGTAATCAATCTTTGTGCCCTATTGGTTGTTTGCTTAAACCAACGACTATTTTCCATCTCATCTGCCATTCTTGCCCAATCTAAATCTTCTACCGCAGCAATCATGTTTTTAAATTTAGACAAACGAGGTCTGCCTAATTGAAAACACATATTAGCTAATACATGCTGTATCTCTTCAGGCAAGTTATCAAATTGCGAAAACAATAGTTTACAATCTTTTATAGTTGTTTCTATGTCTTTCGCAAACCACTCATCCACTTGTTCGTGTGGAATCTTTGTTCCCATAGGCTGTTCATAATATTCTTCATCCCATTCGGTAATTAAGTGTCCTATACCCCCAGTAGGATATCCTTCTGAACATCTATAGGTTTCGTACTTAACACCTTCATCATTTGCTATTTCATCTTGTAGTTTTATTAAGTTCATTTAGCTACTTACTTTCCTTGCTGTTGTACTAATCATGTGTTCTAAGTGACTTATTAAAATGTTTCTCATATT